TTCAGGTTGGGGTAGAGCAGCTTGGAATGATGATGCATGGGGCATTCAAGGTGATATATTATTAGAAGGTGTTTCTGCAACAGCAAGTGTTGGATCTATCTCACCTGCTGATGTAATGGGACTGACAGGTGTATCATCAACAGCTAGTGTTGGATCACCTACTATAATAGCAGATATAACACAATCATTAACAGGAGTTTCAGCAACTTCTTCAGTTGGATCTATTTCTCCTGCAGATGTTATGGGATTAACCGGTCAATCTGCAACATCTTCTGTAGGATCAATTAGCCCTGCAGATGTAGTAGGAGTAACAGGTGTTTCAGCAACAACAAGTGTCAATGGCACTGGAACAAATATAACATCAAATCCTACAGTCACACTATCGGGACTTTCTATGACATCATCCATAGGATCTATTTCACCTGCAGATGTTATGGGATTGACAGGAGTCTCAGCAACTGGTAGTGTTGGAACATTAACTCCTGCAGATGTAATGGGATTAACAGGAATTGAAGCAACTGCTTCAGTAGCTGAATTAGGTACTGCAACAGGTTTTGGTATTCAAGCATATCAAGCTATTGACACAGGTTCTAATACAAGTTATACAGACGTAGCAGCGTAATAGGAGATAAAAAATTATGGCATCAACATACACACCTTTAGGAGTTGAACTTCAAGCAACCGGAGAAAATGCCGGAACATGGGGTACAAAAACTAATACCAATTTACAAATTATAGAACAAATTTCTGGTGGATATACAACACAATCAATAGCTGGTGGAGCACAGACTACAGCATTATCCGTATCTGATGGAGCAACAGGAGCAACTTTATCTCACAGAATGATTGAGTTCACAGGAACTATTACAGGAAATCAAATTGTAACTATTCCGTTAGACGTACAAACTTTTTATTTTTTAAGAAACTCAACATCAGGTGCATATACAGTTCAGTTTAAATATGCGTCTGGTTCAGGAGACTCGTTTACTTTTTCTGCAACAGATAAAGGAGATGCTTTAGTATTTGCAACTGCAAATGATGGAACTAATCCAGACATTGACACTTTACCACGAGGAACAGTAACATTATCTGGCACAGAAACTTTAACAAACAAAACTTTAACTAGTCCTAAAATTGGAACTGCAGTTTTAGATACTAACGGAAATGAATTAATTAATCTTACTGCGACAGGCTCGGCTGTTAATGAAATTACTTTAGCAAATGCTGCTTCGGGTAATGCACCTAGTATTACAGCTTCTGGTGAAACAAACGTAAGTCTTAACCTTGTTCCAAAAGGAACAGGTACTTTACAAGGAAATGGTTCAGCATTAAAAATTGCAGGTAAAGAAACTATTTGGGTTCCAGCTCAAGCAATGTATGGAGCAACAACTAACGGCGCTGATGCTAAACAAGTAGAAACAACAGCTACAAGACCAGATATGAAAGTTTTAGATTTTGATGCGAGCACAGACGAATTTGCACAATTTTCTGTTGCCTTTCCAAAATCTTGGAATGAAGGCACAATAACTTACCAAGTTTATTGGACACCAGGTTCTACAAATACAGGTGATTGTATTTTTGGATTACAAGGAGTTGCATGTGCAGATAGTGATACTATCGATGTTGCATATGGAACTGCTGTTAACGTTACAGACGCTGGAATAGGAACAGTTGAGGATCAACAAATTTCAGATGAAAGTGGAGCAGTTACTATCGCAGGTTCACCTGCAGCAGGTGAGTTAACTTACTTTCAATTATTTAGAGACGCAAATGCTGGTGGAGATACTTTTACAGCCGATGCAAGAGTTATAGGCGTTAAAATATTCTACACTACTGACGCGGCTAACGACGCATAAGGAGGATAGAATATGGCAAGTTTTGGTTATCAAGTTCTAGGATTTGGTGCAGGAGGCAGAGCACCTCAAGATCCTTTCACAGCAGATTTTTTAGTTATCGGTGGTGGCGGTGGCGGCTACGGCGGGGGGTTTGGCCCTGGTCGAGGAGGCGCTGGCGCAGGCGGATATAGAAATTCATATGCATCAGAGACATCTGGAAGAAATAGTTCATCAGAATCTTCACTAACTTTAGTGGGTGGAACAACATACACAATTACTGTAGGAGCTGGAGGTGTTCAAGGAACGCCTGGAGACAATGGTCTTAACGCTGGGGGATTTAATTCTGTGATTAGCGGAGCAGATATTACAGACATTACTTCAAATGGCGGTGGCGGAGGAGCCTATTATTCTCAAGGTCAACCTGGCGGTTGTGGTGGCGGAGCTAGCTATAATAATGGACAAGCAGGTCCAGGAACTGCAAATCAAGGTTTTGACGGAGGAGGATGTCCTCAATTTAATGGTTACGGTGGAGGCGGCGGAGGCGCTAGCCAAAACGGAACTGCAGGAAACACTAACTCTGGTGGAAACGGTGGTAATGGTTTATCCTCTTCAATCACAGGCTCATCACAAGCAAGAGCAGGAGGAGGAGCTGGAGGACCATATAGAGCAAACCCAGGAAGTTTAGGTCCATCACCAGGAGGATCTGGTGGCGGCGGAACTAGTGGATCTGTTAGTGCTGGAACAAGTAATGCTGGCCAAGCTGGTGGAACAAACCAAGGCGGCGGTGGCGGCTCTGGAGGAGGAGATAGTACTCCACCTTTTAGTGGAGCTGGAGGAAACGGAGGGTCCGGCGTAGTTATCATTCGTATGCCTACTGTTAATTATGAATTATTAGGAGAAGTTACAGGATCACCTACAGTAGGAACAGATGGTTCAGACACTATTTTAACATTTACTGGAAGTGGAACTATAACAGCATAATTATGGCACATTTTGCAAAATTAGATAAGGACAACAAAGTTGTAACTGTAGAGGTAGTAGCTAATGGTGCTGCTGCAACAGAAGCAAAAGGTGAAGCTTTTTTAAATAGACTGTATGGTACAAACGATGTTTGGAAACAATGTTCATATAATACTAGAGAAGGTGTTCACTATACTCAATTAGAAGTTGAACCTTATGTAGTTGCATCTGAAGATCAATCAAAAGCGTTTAGATTAAATTTTCCAGGAAGAGGTTGGACTTATGATGAAAGTGCTGATGCTTTTTATGCACCAAGACCAGTTATAAATGGACAAGTGTGTAATTCTTGGACTTTAAATACTTCAAGAGGAATGTGGGAACCACCTACACCAAAACCAGCAGACTCAGATGATATATTAGAATGGGACGAATCTACCACATCTTGGGTTACAGCTACACCAAACAACGGATAATTCTTGACATATATTAAAATGTAAATTACTTTCTTTTTAAATAGAATATGAAAGAATTAAAAGATTATATACTTCATTTAAAAAATTGGATACCCCAAGACATTGTTAGTAAGACTGTAGAAGAACTAGGTGTAGCTAAATGGAGAAGACATGAATATAGATATGTTGAAACAGGAACACATTCATCTAAAAATGGAGACAAAGAATTAGATTGCACTTATGAGTATCCGTCTTTAACTTATGATAAAGAATTACACGAATTAATCTGGAAAGGCTTACACAAATATTTTGTGGAAGAATCCAAAGGGCCATCAATATCAGGCTGGCAAGGTTTTACTAAAATAAGATTTAACAGATATAGAGTAGGTCAAATTATGTCAAAACACTGTGATCATATACATGATGTGTTTGATGGTCAGAGAAAAGGAATTCCTACTATGAGTATTTTAGGAGGATTAAACAATAATTACGAAGGTGGGGAGTTCATAATGTTTGACGATTATGAAATTAAAATAAAAGCTGGAGATTTATTATTGTTTCCTTCTGTGTTTTTATATCCTCATAAAGTAGAACCCGTAACTAAAGGAGAACGTTATTCTTTTGTAAGTTGGGCATGGTAATGAAAGTAATAGATAATTTTTTAACTCCAGAACAGTTTAACAAAGTAAGATCTATACTGTTTGATAAAAACTTTGAATGGTATTATGAACCACACATGGTGGCTACCGATTGTCATTATTTTAATCATTGTTTTTACAGTCACAATAGACCAAGAACAAATTACTTTTATGATGTAGAGTTTATTTTACAACAACCATCTTTAAATCATAGGTCTTTAGTTCGAATGACAAACAATTTAGTTACTGCAAAAGATAAGCCTTATGAATCTGAGTGGCATACTGATTATGTTTATCCTGATTGCACGACTGCTATTTTATATTTTAATGACTGTAATGGTAAGACATTGTTTAAAACAGATAAAGGGGTAGAGGAAGTAGACACCAAGGCTAATAGAATTGTTATATTTCCTGCTACTACAGAACATAAGATGATTAGTCAGACAGATGCAAATAGACGAGTATTAATGAATATAAATTATTTTTAAATTATGGAACCTGTAATACATAGATTATTTGGAGTGCCTGTTTATGCAACAAAATTAAACAGAGAATTTAGTCCGGAAGAAATGAAGGAGATATATAATAATCAAAATAAAGTTGTTCAAAATGTTTCTAACTATAGCAGCACAAATAATTATATTTTAAACGAAAAAATATTTGCAAATTTAAAAAATAACTTAGATGTTATAATTAAAGATTATTTTAATAAAATTATTAATCCTAAAGAAGAAACACTTGAACCCTATATTACTCAATCTTGGTTAAATTATACTAGAGAACAAGAATTTCACCACACTCACTCTCACCCAAACTCCATAGTGTCCGGTGTTCTATATATAAAATGTGATGAACAAAATGATATGATACAATTCTATGATACTATCCCTAGTCAATTTCAAATACCACCAAAAGAATTTACGCAATATAACTCTAAAACGTGGTGGTTTAATGTAGCTGAAAAAGATCTCTTATTGTTTCCATCTAGCACAACACATTCTGTTCAAATTAAAAAAGAAAATAATTTAAGAATAAGTTTAGCTTTTAATGTTTTTGTTAAAGGTAAGATGGGTAATAATTCAGATCTTACAGAGTTGATATTATGATACACAATTTTTTTCCAGTGCCAGTTCAAGTCACTGATTTAAAACTAGATATAGAAAAAATATCTGATTATTGTAAGGAAACTAGAAACAACCAAACTACTGTAAAAATAAGTAATATAGGTGGTTGGCAATCACCAGGGTTACAAGGAGACCACCCGATTCTAAATCCTTTGTTTAATGCTATTTTAGATATGTCAGAAGAATATAGAAAAATAATTAAGTATAAATTTCCATTAAAGATAGACAATATTTGGATAAACATAAATGGATATAAAGACTACAATGTAGAACATCATCACCCAAACTGTGTTGTATCTGGAGTATTTTATGTCAATATAAAAGAAGGCGAAATAATGTTTACTCATCCTGCTTGGTCTACTATGGAATACGATTGGTCATTTCCTTGTTTTGAACAAGCCACGGTTTATAACTCTACTCGTTGGAAGGTTGCACCCAAACCAAATACTTTAATTCTTTTTCCTAGTTGGTTATTACATAGTGTTTTACCTCACTCTTCTCAAGAAGAAAGAATAACTATATCTTTTAATCTTGCTAGATAAGTGAAATCTTTTTTAAAACATTTAGATCAAATAACTTATGCAACTGATGAGCAAAAGGAAAAAGAATTTTGGGATGTGTCAGGAGTTCTTAAAGATAGGTCAAACGAAAATTTAAAGTTTGATATTAGACCTATGTTTAAACACACGACAGGAGAGCCCGCTAAGAGAAGTAATGTTCATACAAAAGCAGATAAATTAGTTATTGAAGAAGTGAGTAATTGGGTGGTTTTAGATATTAAAGAAGTTATTGAATACATAAAAGAAAATAAAAAAACAACTTTAAGGGTTGAAAAACTACTTAAAGAATTAGAATGGAATATTATTATACCAAAATGAAGATCATAAATTTTATAAATGAAAAAATAAAAAATCCTTTTAATCCTCAATACTCTTATTTTATGGCTGAAGATACTTTATATATTACTGAACGTGATTTATTTATTGAGTATCTTTTAAATAAAGAAAAAGAGATATTAAAAAAATATCCTCCAGGTATTGATGGCTATACCAATTTAGGTAGCAATAGTCTAACAAGCAGATTTATACATTATAATTTATTAAACTTTACAGAGACTGCTTTTTTAAAAGAATACATTAGAGATGTGCATGACAGATTTTTAAAACTATTAAAGCTAGAGCCAGAGAAAAATTATTATGTTCAATGTTGGTTTAATGTAATGAGAAAAGGAGAACAGATACAAAAACATCAACACGCTAGATCAAACAATTATTATTTAAGCGGTCACATATGTGTTAATGTGGAAAAAACTAATACATACTATGAGAGTCCTTATTACAAAGAACCTTTTGCAAGTTTAAATGAACCAGGTAAAGTAACCTTGTTCCCGTCATGGTTACCACACTGGACAGATAAAGTAGAAAATGATTTTAAAAGAATTACAATTGCTTTTGATATTAGAACTGAGGAATCACATAATAATAACACGGTGATAGAATTAAAAGATCATTGGGTAAAAATATAATGTTAATAAATAAAGATATATATTTTGCTCACATTCCAAGAACTGGTGGACGATACATTTACAAAAATTTATGTAAGGAACATTTATGTGAACATGCAGATTTTGATCTAGGTAAATTATATAGGTCCAGAGAAGTGCCTCATTTAACTTTTCCTGATTATGAAGATTATTTAGAAAGATCTATAGAAAATAAATTTGCAGTAATTAGAGATCCAGTTACTAGGTTTGTTAGTCAATTAAGAAGTTCTATATTTAAAGATAAAGTTGAATCTATACTCAGGGATCAAGAATCTTTAAACAAGTTTATTAATAATGCTCTTATTGATAAAGATAATATAGGCAATTGGTTTGTGCCGCAGATTAAATTTTTAGATTATAAAACAAAGTTGTGGAGACTTGAGGATGGATTGCACGATAATTTTTTTAAATGGCTAGCTAATACTTTTGATTTACATGTTACAAATAGAATATCCTCTGACTATTTTATTAACGGCATTGATGTGAAATTTAATCTTGAATTAAATACAGATCAAATTAATTATGTTAAAAATTATTATTATCAAGATTATAAAATTTTAGGGTATTAAATGAAAGAATTTAAAACACCATTAAACTCTTTTATAGGGGGTTGGTACATACCTGAAAAGGTATGTGATAATTTAATAAAACTATTTCACGATAGTAAAGATAAAGTTGTTACTGGTAAATGCGTCCATAAAAACGTACATGGGCTAAATACAGATGTCAAGGAGTCTGAAGATTTGTACATTAGTCCATATAATACTGATCCCATTCTTAAAGAATACAGAGATTATCAACAAGAATGTTTAGAAAAGTACGTTGAAAGATATCCTGATGTTGATCGATATTCTAAATTTAATATTAATATAGATTACAATATTCAATATTATGTGCCTGGTGGTGGGTTTAAAATATGGCACCATGAGTCTGCTAATTTAGATACGGCAGACAGAGTGTTAGTTTTTATGACCTATTTAAATACAGTAGAAAATGCTGGCACAGATTTTAAAAATCAAAATATAATCACACCATGTGAGAAAGGGCTAACCCTTATTTGGCCTACTGCTTTTACTCATACACATAGAGGAGTGGTAAATAAAGATAAAGAAAAGTATGTAATTACTGGCTGGTATACGTATAATAGATAAATTGAAATTATAATTATTATAATATATACAAAGATATTATGCTACAAAAGATAGGTTTTCAACCAGGATTTAACAAACAAATTACAGAAACCACAGCTGAAGGTCAATGGGTTGATGGTGATAACGTAAGGTT